CTCTACAATGTTTCCCCCTCGACCATATACAAATGGAGAAAAGACTATGCTTGATTCAATATCAGAATACTCGTTCCCGACCGAGAGCCAGCCCATCTATGACGCACTGGGCCAGCCGATCAATGGGCACAAAGCAATCGTTCGCACCGACACTGACGAAGTGTTGGGTGTTCATGGTTCTCGCTACAAAATGCTGAGCAACGACGACGTTGTGAACAGCATGATGGATGCGGTGAAGGATGCCAACATCAGTCACGACCACACGCTGAGCGTTGAGGTGACGGAAGGTGGGCGCAAGATGAGGGGAGAGATTCTCTTCAATGACCTTGTGTCTGAACCTGCGGTCGGAGACATCATGAAGTTCCGAGTGAGCTTCTTCAACAGCTACGACGGGTCACGTCCGTTCGGCCAGCGTGCAGATGCGCTTCGGCTTTGGTGTTTGAACGGGTGCATGAGTCCGGTCGGCATGGGCTACACCCGCTGGAAGCACACCAATAACGTCAGCGTTGACGGCGCGGCATCGAAGATGCGGGTGTCGATGGACACCTTCTTCAACGACAAGGCGTTGTGGCAGAACATGATGGCGCACAAGATTGACAGCGTTGACGTTGAGAACTTCTTCAAGAAAACTCTGGCCAAGCAGCAGACGGTCCAGCGCTTGAAAGAAAAGACCAACGAGAAACAGTTGGAGAACCTTCTGAGTCTCTGGCACATAGACAAGCGCCAGCTTGGCTCGAACCAGTGGGCTCTTTACAACGCGATGACCTACTGGTCGAGTCACACAGAGGACAGTCGCAACCCATCCAACACGCGATACATTCGTGAAGGCTTGGTATCGGCTGCATTGCAGAGCAAGCATTGGGGAGCGCTATGAACAACACACATGTTCTTGAGGAAGCTCAACGCATCATCAACGGCGAACGCATGATGCAGTACGGCGAGGCAAGGGCTTCGTTCACAGCAATCGCAAAGATGTGGTCAGCCTTTAAGGGGATTGAGATCAGTGCGACTGACGTTGCGATGATGATGGTCTTGCTGAAGGTTGCCCGATCACGACATGCCGTCAAGCTGGATAGCCTCGTTGACATTGCTGGCTATGCTGCTCTTGCAGATCAAATGGAGAATCGCAATGATGATTGACTACCTCAAGCTGGCCGACAAGCTGGGCCCGACTGCTGGCTGGCCGACACAGATCAGCATGTGGGCTGACGTCTTTGCCGAAGCTGACCCTCGCTTTGACCGGGAGAAGTTCATTTCGCGGGCGACTAATGCTTGGGAACAAGAGCATCAGTTCATCCTTGATGATGAGATTCCTTGGTAGACAGAGAAACCTGACCGACTTCTTAACCTCAGCAATCCGCTGGCACAGGTGATATGGTTCGGATGCGCATGGTGTGCCACAGCCCGTGCCGGTCAGGCTTGATTCCATGTAGCATATGTGCAAACTATGCTGCATGGAATCATATTTCAATATCGTAAAGAAGAGCGCCAAGACCAGTAAGGTAAATCTTCTGGATGCGTTCAAGTGGGTTGATGTATCCCCATCAACCTATCATCGCCTCATGGCTGGTCAGACAGAGATGAGACACGCAACAGCAGTGAAGGTAGCACGGGCCATTGAGGAACTTCACTCACTACACATCCACCGTGCAAGTCTCGCCAAGCTACGAGAGTCTGGTAAATGATTTGATCGCCGCTCGGCTGAGTCAAAGCATATCACAAGAGGCACTGGCTGATCACATTGGCTGTGCCTCTTCACTTATCCACAAGTGGGAGAGATTCAAACGAGTGCCTTCAGGATTCATGTTGATGTGCTGGATTGATGCTCTTGGATTTGGTTTGCATGTCTATAAACTGTAAGCCCTGCGGCTACCGCCTTCTAGTGGGCAACCTCTGCGCAATTCCGCGCACCCCGTGGCAGGGTTTGGGGTTTACCTCTTGAGCGCGGTGAACCGTGAATGGATCACGGGCTACTTAACCAAGGAACCGACCGCTAACGCGGCTGTGGGTTCGATCCCCACCACTGCGCTCAGCTAATTCGACGCTATTGGATTTGGTTTGCATGTCTATAAACTGTAAGTCTTGCGGCTGTAAGCCATTGTATTTTGTATGCCTTTTAGACGGCCCATCTGATCACGTCGTTATCTGCGACGAGTGCTACAGGAGTGACGCATGGCGCACAAAAATAAAGCTAAGGGCTATTACCACGAACGTAAAATCCTTGACTGGCTCTTGGGGCTCGGCCTCTCAGTCAAGCGGCAGCCCCTCAGCGGGGCGCTCGGAGGAGAATACAGAGGCGACATCACCATCGAAATCTTGGGACGACGATTGGTAGGTGAGATCAAATACCGGGACAAGTCAAACTTCCCCAGCCCCTTCACTGTGTTGGAGCAAAGAGACTTGGCAATTTACAAGAGGAGAACTGGGGAACCCGGCACTCTTGTCATCTTATCTGAGGAAACTTTTGTCAGCATGATGGAGAAAATCAATGACACAGAAGGAACAGATCGCAGCACACCTGAAGGCTAAGGGGTGGATCACTCCGCTTGAAGCCTTGAATGAGTACGGTTGCTTTCGATTGGCTGCTCGAATCTCTGAGCTTAGAGAGGAGGGCATGGCAATCCTTACGGTTCGCGACCCCGGAAAGAAGTTCGCTCGTTACGTCCGCTTTGCCTGATGTATGCCGAGCTTCTCATGCGACACATCGTCTCATGGGGTGAAGTGTCGCACCAGCAAAAGCTGGTCCTATTGGTTCTTGCCAGCTTCACCGATCACGATGGTCGCTGCTTCCCCAGCATCCCAACAATTTGCAAGACAGCATGCATGTCGAGAAGTACCGTGATCCGCGCCCTAAGCAAGTGCGAGGAGGACGGACTCATACGCAGAGATGCGGGGCGAAGATCCACAACTTACAGTTTCATCTGCTTGGAGGACACCACCATGACCCGCTCTACCAGTGTCAGTATGACACCCGAAGGTAATATATACTCTCTTAAGGAAGAGGCTAAGAGTAAGAAGGAAGGAAGAAAGAAAGACTCTGAGCTAAGTGTAACTACTTCGAGTGTCACTCTGACACTGTTCGAAACCTTCTGGAAAAATTACCCTCGAAAGATTGGCAAGGGCCACGCTCGTCTTGCCTTTGCCAGATCGCTGAAGGTTGCCGATGCTCAGACCATCATCGCTGGCTGTCATGTCTTTGCCGATCATGTCCGCAGTGAAGGCACCGAGCCCCGCTTCATTCCGCACCCGACCACGTGGCTCAATGGCGAACGCTGGGAGGACGAGGTTGAGTCAGGCGCAGCAAGCACATGGGGAGACGCGGCAGGTGAACTATGATCAGCGCATGGCCTTGGTCAAAGAGTGGATCAAGTCAGAGATGCTCACTCGCTTCACTCCACCGAGCGGGATCGACACAAAGACAGCACTGTCTGACGTGGCAGAGACAGTCAACGCCTCACTGCCAGACTCCAAGCACTTTGAATATTACTTGGAGAACCTGACCAAGTTCATCGTCAGGCAATCGCGCACAAGGACACTGCCACCGGCACGTGACTTCCAGATAGCCTGCGAAAATGTGGCGAAGAGCCTCTCAGTGAGCCACTCAGCGCCAACTCAGCAGGCTGATACCTCGACATACCTCAGAGTAACAGTTGCCCGTGTACGAAGCGGACAGGCGATCTCTGATTTCTGGCTTAAACATCACGCAATGGAGGAGCTTCTTACCAAGACCGACTTGACTCTGGTTGAGTTACAACCGTATATTGATGCACATGCGCGGCAACAGCGCAGCACAGAAGGAGAATACTAATGGAACGCAAAGGCTTTATCGGCGGCAGTGATTGTACGCTGATCGCTCAAGGCAAATGGGCTGATCTATGGGAGATCAAGACGGGGCGCAGAGAACCCGACGATCTCTCAGACAACATCGCCGTCCAACTCGGAGTTCTCACCGAGGACTTCAACCTCAACTGGTTCGAGAAGATGCGAGACACAACTGTCTACGCACACCAGCTTGAGAAAAGCGAAACGATCAAGGGTGTCCCGGCCAAGGCCACCATCGACGGCAAGGTCTATAATGGGGATGTCATTGAGGCAAAGCACACCAACGCTTTCAACTCAATGGACAACGTGACCAGCTACTACATGCCGCAGATTCAACTCTACATGCACATCTCAAACGCAAGGCACTGCTTCCTCTCTGTCATCTTCGGCAACAACAAGTGGGAGTCTGCCTGTGTCAGCTACGACGAGCGCTATTTCAATTCTATGTGGGCGCTGGTCGAAGAGTTCTGGGGTTACGTTGATCGCGATGAACGCCCGGATGATCTTGACCCAAGCCAAGCACCGTCAACAAACTCAGTGCCGGTTAATGAGATGGTCATTCGTGATGCAACACACGACAACGAGTTCGCCTCACTCGCCATCGACTACATCGAAAACCAACCAGCGGCCAAGCTATTTGAAG